TGACATTTTGGAAAATAAAAAGCTACTATTTCCCCAAACTCTCCTGCTGTTGAAGTTGGGTTGTATCCGTATGCAAACAGGCTAAATTCTGTGTTGCTATCCCAGTCTGTAAAATGCGCTATTGAAGTTGTGTCCTTGTAAGGATTAATAGAACCGGTTATTGCTCTTTTTGTAACCTTAATTCCAACTCTTCCGTTTTCATTGCATGTGCTTGTTTTGAATCCAAGCGTATTTTCCAAACTAAACGCAAAGTTATCAACCGGAATCGCAGTGCCATCTTTATAAACACATGCACTCAAGGCAACCCATGGCATTGCAGAATCAAGACCTGCTTCAATCTGTTCATCAGTATACGCAGGCGCGTTTATAGTTTCTGTAAAACTCATTCCTTCGATTCCAAAACTAAGTGCTGGGTATTCGCCGGTTGTATAATTCTCAAGCGCCATTGATGCGACCTTACATCCTGCGCCAGTACGCCTGATTAAGCTTTCTTCATATCTTGTTACAGAAACGCTAGGATGGCCGCTGTTTGCTGTTCTGTAATCAAGAAGTTTTTTAACATTAACAGAATCACTGAACGCGCCAGATGCGGCAATAAGTAACTCGATTGACGTATTTGTTGTTACTGTCACAATCGGACTTACATGATATGCGTTTGCTTCCTTCACAAGTACGATATCACCAACTGAAAAAGCACTGGTATCAGCCATATTTATTACTGTGGTTGAATGCCCGGTACTGCTTGCAACGTCTCCGCTTGCTGCGTCTGTTGCGCCCATTGCTGATTCAAGTAATACTCCGTATTCAGGAGCCGCGAAGCTATCGCCAGACTTTGCTTCAAACTTAAGCGTTCCTGTTACACTCTCAATACCTGATTTTGATGCAGGCATGTCAAGAGATGCTACCAGGGTTGTTCTTTCTTTTAACTCTTTTACCGGATTTAATACAACCCCATCTTCTGTTGGTGCGGTAAATGATGTCGCTGCGCTTGGAAGTACAAGCGTGCCTTCTGTTACTTCTTTTTCTAATGCTAGAACAATGTTTCTTTTACTAATATCAGCCATTTTAAAACCCCCTTATAGATTATACCTATATTTTATATTGATATCACTTCTTAAAACAATAACTGTTTTATCGTCCAAAACTTCAGGCTCACTTATTGATACAACCTCAACAAGCGATGCGCCTAAAGCATTGTTTGCAAATATCTTATACATGTCATGCGTTTTTTCAAATAATTCTGCTACTGCTGCGCGTTGCTGTGTATCATCTGACTTGTTATTAAAATCTGTTGTTAATATGAGCTGGAATACATGCTCAAATGTACTGCTTCTTGTAGTTCCTTCACTCCTTGAAGCGTTCTTTGGGATAAACCCGTATCTTTTATTCTTGTTCTTGAAATGATTTGATTCAATGTCATATTCATAATCAAGCTGTGTATATCCTGTTAAATATGTGGATAACAGACTCTTGGCATTTGTTATGATTGTATTTACAATTGTTTCACTCATTTTTTACCTTCTATTTAAATAAACATGACCTATAAGTTTAGCCTGGTCTCCATATTCATTAAATGTCCCATCATCATCTTTGTCAACCTTTATCAAGTAAAGATTCATTGCTTCTTTGTACTTTTTCTTGAAATCCATGCCAAGCTTGAAATACTTGTCTTCTTCTGAGTCTGATATTTCTTGTAGGAATATTTTTGATAACACAAGATATTTGCTTGCCTGGCGCAATTCAAATGGTTCAAGGATATCAAACTCTGTTATGTTCTCAATATTATAATCAGTGTCTCTTTTGGTGTTCCCGGCATTTCTAATAAACTGTATTATGTCCTTTGCTGCTGATTGGTGCTTTAGAATCCACGAATTACCCGAATTATATTTTGATACAATATCACTTCTTTCTTCTATCAGATCATTGTCATTGCTAAACACAATCCCAAGACCATTTACAACGCTTGCGCTATGGTCTGCGCTAAAGCTAAACTGTACCCAGTATTGTTCAATGCTGTTTACAGTGTTTTCTTCCCATAAATAGTCACCATTTGCATTTTTTGGTTTATCCCAGTATATGAACCCGGACTTTGTAAGCCCTTCTGTTTCATCAACTATTGTCAGGGCTTTCCAGTCTTCATCATCCTTGTCATAATACTTGGCAGTGATTGTATTTGCATTTTCATTCGCTGTTCCCATATCAACATAGAACATATTAAACTGCTTATGAAACCCAACATAAAGATTGTCTTCTGCTGCAACTATTTCAATATCAAACCCTTCTGTACCAAAATCACTAGAGGCATAACTATTATCAACAAAAGAGCTATCATCATCATGTAGAACAGTAAAAGTTTTCTTAATCATTTCTTTTTCCTTTTCATTTTACTAATAACAATGGCTGCATCCATCTTTTTTGCCTTCTTTTTACTTGAATAGCATTTAATTTTCTTACCGGTTTTTGTAACTACACAACTTTTTTTGCCAGATTTTTTAATCATTTTTTCTTCCTTTTTTTCTTTTTATTTATTGCTGCGGTACAAACTGCATATGCATTAGTCACACCCTTTACCTTACTAACACATCTTTTAATTTTCAAACAAGATGCAGATTTTTTCTTTGCCATTATATTCCCCCCTTTGAAATGCTTATTATTATTGTTACAAGGGCCACAAGATATGTACCAATAAGCATATATATAAGTTTCCTGTTTGTACTTATTTTATCACTAAACATTTCTTTTATATATTTAATGTCCATTTTCATTTCAGCCATATCATTTATAACCTTCTCTTTAAAATCTTGATCATTCATGATTTAACCTTTTTCTTTCCCTTGATTTTTTCCCTTACTTCATCAATCTTGCAATCCTTTATGCTGTTATAAATATCAGTTTCTTTTTTTATTTGTCCAAGATAATAATTTAATAGCTTAACCCTTATCATTGTTATTCTTTCGCTATTTTTCATCACTCTTCTTCCTCTATTGCGGTTTTTGTAATATCTGCCCAGTTAACCGGCCCTTCATTATCAGGAAGTGCTATTTTATATCTCTTTGGTGATGTGCTTGATTTGATTTCCCAATATTCACCGCTTGGCTGTAAATATTGATTGATTTCAAACCACCCACTGGGCGCAACCGTTCCCATAAGCGTCCATGAGTAATCTTGCCAAGGATCTCCGGTATGAAACCCATGCAAATATGGCCGCATGTATAGCTTGGTTTCCTCTGCTGTGATTGATCCCTTATACCAGTAACCCTCAACCTGAACCAGTGTAGAAGGGACTGCGTCTGTAATTGTTATATCATATGTAATTGTGTTAAGACTAAGTTCAGGAGTTGTATACCCATCATCACTATGCAGAAATGCTTTAAGTGACACAACCGATTTATACTCCAGCCATTCTCCTATATTAGCCTCAACTTCTGCTGCTGTGTTTGACTGAGTATATGTACCGTTAGCTGTTTGTGTACTTCCGGAATAATACTTATATATACTAGATACCTTAATGTTATATTTAATTTCATCGTTCCCGGTTTTTGTTGAGTCTTCTGTAAACTCAATCAACTCATTTGATGTAAACGTGCCATTCCATTCTATCGTTGGGTTATCAGTTGGATAACCTGTATCCTCTGTCAGAGTAGAAGTCATTACATCAATATAGCTTTGAGTATTGCTGTTATCACACAGTATCTTGTATTGTCCATATGTAGCACCGTCTACATCAAGGCTTGTGCATTGTGTGTTAAATGTTGTCTTGCCTGTTGCCTGTGCATATGTTTCATTACTTACATCCCAGGTACTTCCACCCCAGTACAGATAATCACCGGAGCGATCAATTTGTAATATATACTTTGGTGATCCAGACTCGGTTGTTGAAAAAGCATCGAATGTTCTTAAATACCCTGGATCTGTGTGCTCGGTTTCTGGACATGTAACAGTACCAGCCAAGTACCTGGTCTCATAAATACTAGACCAGTTGGGTGTATATCCTGAACTGTGTTGAAGTGTACTAAATACCAGTACTGCATCTATTGTAAAATTAGCATTTGAACCTTGGCCTATTCTCCAAAGTGTAGGAGCATTAATCGTACCGGTGCCAGTGTCTGAATCTTGTAATACTCCATTTTGAAATAAATAAGCATGTCCAGTTGTGGCATTATAATTTATTTCAAATTCGTATGGCGTACCAGTCACAGCAGAAAATGCATATGTCATGCTAAATAACAGAGATCCACCCGAATCATGTATATAGCATTGAATATATCCACCGTTATGTACCAGGTAAATTCTACTTGCTGAGCTTGGAGCAGATTGAAGTATATACTGAATAGATGGAGCAGATCCGGTATAGCCTGGTTTCCAGCCTTTGATTCTAACACAAGCTTGTTGCCCTAATGCAGAGAAATTATTAATCGGATACTCTACATAAGCGTTGCCGCCGGTAAAATCAATTAGCCCATCATGTACATTTGCAGTGCCTCCGAGTGTTGCTGTCGGAGTGCCAGCACTCCATGCTGCATTGGCGTTGCTTGTATATGGTGCATAAAACACGGCGCCTGTTGGGGTTTTGTTTTTTTGTTGTAATTTGCCTGCAACAAATTCAAATATATCACTATCGTATGTAAAGCCTGAATCAGATGTGAAGTTCTCGGTAAATTCATGCTGTGTCTGTTGCATTATGAGCTTTGCCACCCCACCGGTTACTTCGATTTGTGTATCATCATATATGTAATTGGCTGGATTGGTATATGAAATCTGTTCTATAGCAGACATTTCTACTCCTTAACAATCGCTCCTACATATAAATTGATTGTACCGGATTCAACAACCCCATACAGTGTAGAAGTATTTTTAAGATTTAAATATAAATATTCATTTTCAATTAATGGGAAAACATCAAGACCATCATGCTCAATGCTTGGACTTTTGCCAAGATAAACAACCCCATCTTCTGTATTGTGCATAATATATATCCCTTCAATTGCGCCTTCCGGGATATTTATTGTAGTTGCTGTTTCACCTATTTCTGTGACCTTTGCATCGAGTGTTGTTGCCCTTGGCCTGATATATGTTTTGACCCTGTTTGCTGGATCAAACTTATCCTTTTCTCTGTCTATGACATGTGTTGGTAAAGCCATTATATGTTATAGAGCAGGGAACTAAGCCCCTGCTCTAAACCCCCATCCCCAAAAAATTATAGCTTAGCAAATTCAAATACAAATTCAATCTTGCCTGCTGTAAGATCTGCTGTCTCGATTCCGATTGTAATAACGCTTGCGTCTGCTACCCTGACGTTTCCGACCGTATCCATTCCAACGATTGTATTAATCAGAAGTCCACCTTTTGCCTTATCACTCCAAAGCTCTGTGCCGCCTGCTCCTATTCCTAAATCTATTGCGGGTGCTCCGTCACTGGTTACTGCTGTAATTACGTTTGCATAGAAATTTGTTAATACTAAATCTCCATCAATCGTTAATACTCCATAATCTCCCTGTGCGCCGGCGTCAACGTCAAAATCATAAACCACTTTTACAAATTCTTTCTCGTTGCTAAATGGTGCACCAAATGTTTTATGTCCTGCTAAATTAGCCATTATTTACTCCTTTTCTTACGTTTAATTACTTCATGTGATAAACTAACCCAAGCAAAATGCTTGTCACCTACTGAATAAAATGCAAGTGGCTTGAATGGCTTATTGATTTGTCTAAGCTGTGCTTTCAAATCTTCGGCACTATCACCTTGAAAATATTCTATGTAAGGATGTGTGCTCAGGTTAGTTTCAAACATGATTATATTCCTTATGAGTTATAAACAACTATGTGTTTTACATCGCCATCAATACCTAGCTTTGCTCCCACCCACATATCAACACTGATTACATAACCAAACTGTTTGCTTGCATGTAAATCAGATACCTTGAAAGTCGGTGCTCCCATTACTAGATACATAAAGTCAGGATGGAAAATCAAACCACAGTCTGCACCTGCTGCTGTTGGTGAAAGTGAAAGGATACCATCAGAATTGTCTTCAATTATATTGAATCCAAATCTTTGTAGCATAAACCTTCCAGCTATCTGTGGAACGTCCTCGGCTCCGTTTTCCCTGCTTGTCAATGCTGTTACTGCCAACAGATCACTGTAATACTGTGGGTCAAGCAATGAATACCAAGGTTTCATCTTGTTCCATTTTGCCTGTGAAGCTAGTTTTCTAACATATGCAATCTGCGTTGCATTGAAATCAGCAACAGAAGCAATTGAATGATCAGGAGCTGAAGTTGAGGGGGACACCAGGGAATACAGATAATCATTAAGTTTAATCTCAACAGCTTCAAGCAATGCACGTCTAATCGCTGGATTCTGCGCACCGATTTGTGACTGAAGATCAACCATGTCTTCAAATTCATAAGAAGCAACAATTCTTTTATCAGCAGTAACAGTTACTCTGCTTGTGCTTAGCTTTGTTGATTCAAAAGAATCTGCATCCGTTCCGATTGTTTTTAATTCTGCGGTAGGTCTGTTGATTTGAGATACATAAACAGAATCTCCGCCTTTTTTAAGATCACCTTCGTAATCCCTGTTAACAAGACCTGGAAGAAGTGTTTCTTCTTTCAGTTCTTTCTGGAACATTGGTGACCAATACTTTTGTACCTGATTCGATACATCATTAATATTTGTAACTGACATTTTTACCTCCTAAACAACGTCTTTTATTCTCCTATCCATTTCTTTACGAGGTAGCTTTAGCCATTCTTCATAAGAGATTTTGCTTGAGGTATTGTTTTGAGAAGGACTGTTATTTATCATTTTATTCATTTCTTTTTGCTTGAACAGAAACCATTTTTCTTTTTTAAGTCTGTTAATTTCTTCCTCAAGACCTTCAAACATAAAGTTATCTGCATCCATCTTAATGTTATCTTTATTAAGATTATTGATAACATCATTAATGTCATGTGCATCTGTTGCATACTTGGCAACTTCAAGCATAAGCGACTTTCTTAATGTGTTTTTCTGAAGGTCATTATATTTGGAAAAAATTTCTTCATTCTTTTGTTTTTCTCGTTCGAGAAGTTCTTCAAAGTTTTTTGATTTTGCAAGCTCTTCTTCTTCCTTCTTTGCAATCTCATCACGCAATTTTTTATATTTCTCCGCATTATGTTTTGATTCTTCAATCGCCTTAATGCGGTAATTGCGCTCTTTCTCTATCTCTTTCTGAAGATCCTCTATGGATAGATTGTTATTGGTTTGTCCTGACTCCTGTTCAGTTGTCTGGCTTGACTGTTCAGTCTTATTTTCTTCTGTCATATTTTCCCCCTAGACATTCGTCTAATTATTATTTTATTGCACAAAGTTTAATTTGTCTAATTATTTATGTCAAGATGTAAATTTTCTTATCGCTTTTTTTATTTCATCACGAATCAACTTCATGGTTCTTGCATTAAACTCTTCACCGCTCTTTGGTAACATCCTGCGTATAACTTTAGATTTTCCTGCACCTTCAATGTCATGATACTTTGCTTTTTTATCACTAAACATAACGCTTATGGTCATTACTGAAAGATTATCTTTTAACTTTAGTTTGAGAGATTTTAACATTTTACCGGTTAGTGTTAGATTGACAGGAGCAATTGATTTACCGGGGTATCTTCCTTTTTTAATCGCATTCTTATATGACACTGAATATTTTGGAAATCTATTGCCCTTAACAGGGCTTACCCCTCTATTTATGTCGGATATTATTTGTTTCTCTAGTTTATTTGGGAGTGTCTTGAATACTTCGTTCCTGATATTTTTATATAGAGCGTTTAGGTTTCTAAGGTCTGCTTCAAATGTTACGCTCATAATAAATCCAGTATATTCTTTGGCAGAATATCTTCAAGAGTTATGGTTGTTGATACTGATTCCCCCGGCCTTGTTATTCCAATGCCCGGCCCTGTCTCTCGGTACCCGTCAAGTATTTCTTTAATACCACGCATTATGGGTTGTTTGAATGTCTGTTTTTCTTCTGGGATAAACCTGCGTTTTGGGAGCTTGCTTTCACCTGAAAAATTACAATGCCCGTCAGCCTTGCCCATCTGACTATCCTTCATAATACCAATGGTTATTTGATTGCCTGAATTATTTCTGCTATCGAGTGCTTCCAGGAGATCGCCTTCAAGTCTTAGGTTTGGTGTTCTGTTTCCTCCCTTTTGTTCTTTTGCATAGTCTTTATCAAGTGTTTTGAACCTGCCTTCACCTGATACCGGGCTTTCACCTTTAGCGGTATAGCGCAGGATCTCGTTTATAATAAATTCTCCTACGTCCTTTTTTGCCTGTGCCTGTTGTGATTTTGGGATATCACTCAGGTTCAGCTTCAGTTTCTTCTGGATTTTGGGATAACTCATTTGTGCCCTCTGGAATGTTTATAACTGTCTTGGTCTGTTCTTTTACTTTTGCCGCCTTTTCAATAGCTTCCTCTTCGCTCATATTTGGGTTTACTATCTGGAATTTTTCCCAATCTTCCAAAAGACCAAGGTTAATCATTTTTTCAAGATTATCCAGCTTTTCACGGTCTGTTATATGTACCTTTGGCTTTTCATAATGCACAATCAGACTATCACTTGTGAATGTATTCCTGCCAAGGCCATTCTTTTCAGCACTTTTGATGATATCATATACTTCATTTTCTACGATCGAATAAAGATTCTGGTTACTCTCGATAATGTCCTGAACATCTGCGCCGGCTATTAATCTGTCAAGCCCTGATGTGAATGATTCACTGTCTGTCCCGGCACTTGAGCCTGATTTTATGCCATGCTCTTCCATAATTCTAATCGCACCAAACTTAAGCGATTCAAGTTGTCCTGGAAGGTCTGGGTTTGCGTTTATATATGCTGCATCTGTCGGGTTCTCATTGTCTTCCTGGGGTAGACATATTGCTGTGTGTTGACCAACATAGATGTCCTTTCCAACCTGCTGACTCCTTGGATGTTTAAGTATTAGCTGGCCATGCCCCTGCGATACAACCGCAGTCAGATAGTCAGAGTAATTTATATTCCAATCAATTGATTGCTTGTAAAGGTTGTTTTCAATCGGATAGTCAGGGTTAAGATCTGCTGATAAGAAAGAAATTGGAAGTGTGCCAAATGGATTTGTGTTATTCTCGTTACCTACGATTGTTTCAAACTCAAAGTTTACCTCAAGATTCTTTTGGTTATTTTCTGTAACATAATATCTTGTTTCTTTTACCAGTACATGGTTACTCTTTGTCCACATGGCATAATACTTGACCTCGGCCCATTCATCGGACTGGGATTCTGTTATTGTCTGGTTGGTCTTGTCATTATAAACATCCTTTTCTGTTATTTCACCGTCATATGTAAGAATAAATATTATCGGAACACCGGTATATTCATCACGCACAAGATCATACTCGTAAGGCTTTAATGCACGCGCCCAGTAATACGGCTCAACTACATAGTCTTGAATATAGCTTATCCACACACAAGAATAACGATAATAATTAAATATGGCGTCAAATTCATTAAATACCCTGTTAAATTCACCTGTTTTATAAATATTATTAAGTAACTCATTTTCTCTGTCTTGTGTTGTGTCATTCATTGCGCCGGTCAAGATCCTTTGTGGTGGGATCTTGTAAGCCTTGGCTTTTTTGTTATTAATATTCTTTGCAAGCGATATATCGCCGGGCCTAAATTTCTTCCATGTGTCAGGATAGATTCTTTTAAGCTCTTCCTGGACAAAATGTTTTGTGTTTCCTTGATACACTTGCCAGGCTTTCCATGCATTTTCTTTTCTTTCCTTGTTTTCCTGGCCCTGAATGTCTGTAATAATAACTTTGCAATGATCTATGTTTGTTATGTCTATTTCGTGTGGTCTAAGCTTTTTGTATTGCATAATATACCCCTAACTAATAAAAGTAATTGGTTGCGAAGGTGCTCTCAATATTTCATATTCTCTATAAATAGCATAATCTCCGGCATCACTAATATGCCCCACCATTGGATCGTTTAACATAGGTTCACATGTCCCCTCTTTATAGCATAGTATTTCTCTATCTTTTACGGAAATAGGACATTTGTCAACTACGAATTTGACAAGCTTTTTTTCAAAACATCTGTTCACGGTTGCCCACCTATCTATGCGCCTTGGATTAAGTTTAGCACTTTCTATCTCAAAATTAAAGCTCCTAATTATATCGAAGTCACTTCTACTCGAATTGCTTGTCTTTCTTGATCCTGTTGCATCGGGTCGTATTATTATTTTTGTTTGGGGGTATCTGTGCTCAATTTCTTTACATGTCTGCATTGTGTCAGCAACACGCAGGAATATTTCATCAAACTGAATAAGCTCACCGCGCACACGCTGGAATACTGCGCTTGCCATAGGGCTGCGGTTAAAGTCTTGACCTATTATTATCGGAAGATCCGGGTTATATTTATAATCAATATTAAGATCACCTCGATCAAAAGCATAATATATGCGTCCACTATAATTTTCAAATGAAGCCTCATATTCCTGCCTGAAATCTTTTTCTGTAAGGCTTAGTTTTGCTTCCTGTATTTCCTTTCTTCCTTCTTCAGTTTGAAAGAATGGTGAATCAATTGTTTTGAATGTATATATAGACCAATCTTTTGATGTCTTGGCCTGCTGGTATAGATCGTAAGCATGATTGAAGCCTTTTGGTGTTAGGAAAAACACAGCCCTACCAAGCCTATCAGATAACGCCGGTCTTAGCGCTTGTGTCCAAAGTGTTGCAGTTTTAAAATCTGCATACTCATCCAATACCGCAAGATCATAACCAAGACCTCTCACCCTGTCTTCTTTTTCTGCTGACTTGATCGATATGGTTGCGCCATTATTGCGCTTTATTGTTAGATCCGATTCATTAACCTTAACCCTCCATTTAAATTCCCTTATCCTGTTTTTTAAGTAATCCCATATTAGCTCTTTTGCCTGGTGTCTGGTTGGTGCAATGTATAAGTTATTGCTTTTTGGCTTACCCATTGCGTTTATTAGCATTTCGCCTGCCAGCAATGTCTTGCCCCATCGTCTACCTGCAACAATAACGATGAATCTATTATTATCTTTCCATATTTGATGTTGACCTGAATGATTAGGTATTGGTGATAGGCTCATGATCAATTCGCTTTTTTGCTATTTCATAATATTCTGGGTTCTGTTCTATTCCAATAAACTCAAATCCTAGATTCTTTGCAGCAATTCCAGTAGTACCACTTCCCATAAAAGGATCAAGTATCATTCCGTTTGGAGGCGTTACAAGCTTACAAAGATATTCCATAAGTTTGATAGGTTTGCAGGTTGGATGCACATTACCTTCTCCACGCTCACGTTTACTAGCCTTAGCACAGTAAAAAAATCTACTCGCGCCGCCTGTGTCTCCTTTATTTGATCCAGTATTATATATAGAAGTATTTTTCCATCCTTTTTGTTTATATCCTGCATTTGGTTTAATATCTCCGCTCTTTAACTCCCCGCTCTGCTCATCTAGCATCTTAACAGCACATTCAGGATGACAGTTCCAATCTTCTACGGTTTCTCCTTTTTGATTATTTTTGTATGTATTTCTCATTGTGTCATTGCCTTCTAGCGTATATAAATTACCTGTTCCTTGAGTTCCTTTTCTTGGTGTAGAAGAAGGCATTCCCCCACCTTTTCTTTTAAAGTTCTTAGTTCCAACATATTCACATTCAGGATGATGCGAAAGGATTGTATTAGCGGGCCAACGGCCTTTATTTATATCTAATGTGTCACCATTTATATTTGGATTTCTACCTGTGCAACCAAACATACCTTTTCCTTTTTGCATTGGAACAGAACCATTTGGCCTTCTGTTTTTGTCATTTGCATCAACCTCAACCCTACACGCATCAATATTAATCCCACCTGTACCATGCTTAAGCACATTATCAACAACCGTTCCTTTAAATGGCTTTCTTGCCATTACTATCATTTCACAGCTTGGCTTAAGCGCAGTACCCCATCCATCCCATTGTTTTGCTTCGGGGGTTGCAGGTGCGGTTATTTTTGAGTGTT